CGCGTACGGAACTCCTCCGGCGCGCTCGTGATTGATGATCTCGATGCGCATAGCGCGATCCTTCAGCAGCCAGTCCTTGTACACGTCGCGCAACATGCTGCGACCAGACCAGCTGAGACCTTCCTGACCAAAGACATAGCCGATCAGGTTGTCGACAGGAATCTCGGGACCCAGAAGGTCTGTGGGGTTGGTGAGGTTGCGACCAACAGGTTGCCACTGAATGATGGAAACCAGACCACCGTCGTCGGCAACATTGATCTGTCTGATGGTTTGGGGCATGCGGGGTGCAAGCTTCCTCAACCTCCATTTGCCGTCAACGATCTCTCCCACGATGTTGAAGTACATGTGACCATAGATCGCAGAGAGCATCGCCTGGACTACGTGCTTGTTGTGAGAGAATCTCCCCTTCATACGACCGCGAGGCTGATCGTCCTTGCCCAAGATGGGTACATTGAGGTCCTCACTGATCTCCTGCACCATCTTGTCGTCGCAGCCGTTCGGATCAAGTACGAACCTCAGCTGGCAGATCCCCCACATGACGGCTGTGACGAGACCTGCCAGCTGCGAGTCAGTGCGCATCTGGTTGTACAACGGTACGTTGTATGGCCAGCGCAACTCCGGAACGTACTCCCACTCGTCGATGTACATCCGCCATGGGCCGTTGGCGGCCAACAGCGACTGATTTGCACCCCCGAGGACACCTAGTCCTCCAAGGCCCATATCAGGAACACCGAGCTCCTTCGTAGGAGCACGAGTGCCAATGCCTGTCGTCGAGCGTGGGCGGCCAACAGAGGGCATTAGCCCATGATCACCGTGAAGTCGCCCTGTTCGCTGAGCAGCTGGAACCACGTGCGGACCGTGAAGAAGAAGTGACCCGCCTTGCCCCAGGTCTTGCTCCAGCTGTTGACTGCCTCGAGATGGTCATCGAGATACGACTTGCCTGATGTGACGTGGTAGCCGATGATCTCGAACTCATGGCCGCCACGAACTTGGCCAGAGATCTTCACCAGCCCATTCGCATCAGGAGTGTCGAACCCCTCGTACCAGTTGACTCCTGTTGCTCCGCTGCGACTCTGGAGAGACGTCAGAGCAGAAGTGCCGGTGAAGGCATGCTGGTACTTCTTGCAGTAGCCAGCCTTGATCGCTGCCTTCGCTGCCGCGAGCCCGGAAGAGCCGGTGTCGTCTGGCGGGTACTCACCAGGGAACCCATCCAGCACAGTTGCCTCGTGGTACAGGGCAACTGCGTCCGGCTCGTACAGAAGCTTCTTCCAATCGGTCAGATAGAGAGGCTCCGTGTTGACCAGACCTGCGAGAGCATTCCCTGTGCAGCTTCCGAGGTCGCCCTGGTCGAAGATCACTCCGTGCCGCTTGTGCACAACGGTGTTCCGCACAACGGCACCTTCCGGATCCGGAAGAGCAAATGCCCTTGAAGCTGGGTCATGCTCGACATGGCGTCCCAGCGGCTTTCCTGGGACGGGGATCTCGGGAATGAGAACTCTTGTGATGTCTGTCATCTCAGCGGGTGATCCTAGCTGATCTCAGCTGGCCTGGCTACTACGGGGTGTTTCTGACCTGGTACACCAGGCCGGTTGCAGTGACAGCTGCCACGAATGCGACCAGGTATTCCGCCTGCGTGATGTGGTTGTCGGCGAGAGCGGTGACGAGCGACGCGATGCCTGCTGATAGGAATGCGACAGCAGCTTTCGCAATCGGCGCTACTGATGGAATGTTCTCGACAGCCGCGACAATGCCGCCCGAACCGAGCACGGTGCCGGCGATGAGCAGCCAGTCCGTTGCATGAAGAGAGCCGATGTCCATGTTGTTGCCGGTGCCGAGCGCAACCGTGAGAGCGCCTGCCGCCGACACGAGTGTGGCGATGAACGCCTTGAGATACTTCACTATGCCTCCTTGATTCCTTGGGTCGTGGCAGGGTTGCCACTGTCCCTGTTCTTGAGGAATGTCTCGAACCTGGCCCACCATGTCGCTGAGATCTTCTTGGGCACAGCTGGCCGGACATTCGCGTTTTCCTTGCCGTAGTGCTTCCAGGGTCCTTCGCCGAGCTTCCACGCAACCCAGCTGAACCAGCCGGTCATCGCTCTGAGCTTCTCGACAGGCGTCATGGGTGTATCCGGAGCCGGGAGGCGCAGGAATTGCTTGATACGGCGATCCCAAGAAGCCCGGTACTTGTTCGGGGCACCCTGATGGCCGAATGACCACAGCCACGGATCGCCGGCACCCAACTCGATCACCATCGCGGCGTGCTCATCACCATTGATACCGAAGGTCATGATGTCGCCGATCTTCAGGTCTGCCGCAGAGGACAGATGCTCCAGATGGAAGCAGATCGTCTGACTGTTGCCGTATGGTGCGAAGCCGTTGCCCATCGGGTCAGGGCAGCCAGGGACCCACCAGGCATTGAACTGAACACCCTTTGAGCAGTCACCCTTCTTGCGACCGATGGAGAATGCTCTTGCTGCTGTGGGCATGTAGATCGGACGGATTGCCTCATATGTCCAGTCATGATGTTGAGACTCCTCCAGGAGACTCTTTTGCATGACGTCATGCAGACCTGTGCGGATATCGCTCATTGCTCCCTCCTACATGACTTTCTCGAGCAGGTCGCCGGAAAGAGTCTCCGGCCGAGGCTCGCCCTCGCGCAGAGGTACGACGCCGGCAGAGACAAGAGACATCACAGCGGCGTCAGCATGGTTCGGCGAAGGCATGCCGCGAGCAAGCATGTCTTCCTTCGTCTCCACATAGATGCGGCCTGCGGAGTCGGTGTTCCACTTGATGCTGCCTAGTTGGGCAGCAAGCGTGTCGTCCTTGGGGTCGAGATCGATGAGACCCTCTTCCATCTGTTCCTTGAAGGTCCACCAGGTCTCTGAACGACGGTTCTTAAACTTGGCAGGGTTTACTGCACGCGTGCTCCCCTGATAGCCCGCAACATTGAGCCTCTGCTCACGAAGCCTGTCATACACCCCCGCGCCGAGGCCGATGATGTCGATGTTGGCCGGTGGACGCTTGGCGCCATGCGAACGAAGGATCCTTGCGATCCTGCCCGCAGAGGACATGGTGTCTTCTTTGCTCCACTCTGCAACAAGACGGACAACCCCTCCTCTGTTATGGTACACGACGCTCTTGTCAACGCCGTATCTGGCGATGTCGCAGCCGTAGCGTCCGAGATCGAAGCCTGGTAGCTCCCTCTGGTGACAGTACTCGATCAGAGATGGCGAGATGAGATATTCATCCGAGACATCCGGGAACTCACCCTCCACCTTGCTTTGCCACCGTGGACTACCCTCTCCCCATTCCCGGCGCGCAGTCTCGATGTACTCAGATGATGTGAGCTGCTCGACGATGTCTTCGGGAATGTCCTCTTCTGCTACTGCCTTCAAGACATCCCACGCCGAGATCCTGATGACGTTCCAGCCAGACCCCGGCTTGCAGACTTTGGCAAATCTGCTGTTCGGGTCATCAGGGTTCCCGATGGCGAGGATGCGAGCATTCTTGTTCGTGACTAGCGCAAGTACGCTATCCCACAGCGCTTCCGGAATCCCGTTCGCCTCATCGAGGATCGCAAGGAGGTAGCGCGCATGAATGCCCTGGAAGGTGTTCTCGTCGTAGTCCTGAGGCTTGCGCCCCATTCCGATAATCTCCTCGGACGCATCCAGCCTCTTGGTGCCTTCTTCACCCATGAGCCAGAGACACTCTCGCGTGATGCGTCCGGGAAGCTTGCCCTGATAGTGACGACGGCGCAACTCGCGCCAGAGGATTGCCTCAACCTGCGGCCAAGATGGCGCAGTGGTGATCAGGAATGCTTCACCGAGAGGATGCGTCTGAGGATCAAGCCACCACGCACCCGCCACAGAGGCAGAGTAGGTCTTGCCCGGTCCGTGACAGGCCTTGACCGCTGTGAAGCGGTTGACCTTGATTGACTCGAGAATCTCGATCTGCTTCGACCAAAGATAGAGACGCATCTTGTCCTTGGCCCACGCATTTGGCTCCCACAGGTACGGAGTGGGCTCCGGGAACATATGCGCCAGAGCCTTCTCAATAGTGCCTGGTGGTAGCTTCTGCTCGACAGCAAGAACGTGCGGGGCACGGGAATGCCCTCCTTTCAAGTTCTTGGTCACGCAGCCTCGATCATCTTCGCCTCATCCACCCTGCCGCCGTCGAGAGCGATCAAGTGATTGCGCACGATGGTCGGTGCTTTCGCCCTGCCCTCAGCGTCAAGATGGGGCCAGAGATCTTCGAGGATGCGCTTGGTGTAGTTTGCGAGCATCTCGCCGTATGTCTCGGCCAGTTTGACCGCACGCTCAGCGATACCCAGGCTGATCGCCATCTGCGAGTACCGCGCAAGATCAGCCATGGCGTGCTGGCGCTCTCGTGCGTACAGATGGAACTGCTTGCCCACCATCGTGTCCTCAACCCAGTGGATCTCGTCGAGGTCGTGCATCCTGTCCGTCAGCCATTGAACTTCGCCGGCACGGATCTTGATGCACCAGATGATGGCGTCAAGAGGGTTGATCTCCATCGGCGTGCCCAGAAGCAGCCGGTACTCCTCTTTCGCAGCTGCCTTCACATGGCTGGGAACTGATCCGCCGTGGAACTTGCACTTGCCGATGCCGGGGTGGGGTGTGCCCCAACCGGCAGCCATGTTGCAATGACCGCCTGAGCGTTTCTTGACGCCGCAGACAGTCTTGGTCTTCTTGGGAGGCTTGTAGTTCTTGCGCGTTGCAGCAGGAGGCTTTGGTGCCTGTGCGCTAGCAGGACTCCCAGGTTTGATTCCTCCGGCCATCAGGCAGGCGCATGCGGTGGACGATGAACGACAGCCAAGGTCTCGTAACCGGGCTTCCGACGGATGTCGGTGCCTCTGAGCCAGTCACCATCTT